AAGAATAAAATATAGACGTTAATACCTCACTAAAAAAGGGCATAATTCAATATATGCTGGGTTGTCCCAGCTTTCTTGTGTGCTTGTCTCCCCGAAGGGGAAGATTTTTTTATCTTAAATCATATTTTAACAGGCTTTAGAGAGCCACACAGTCGTCATTACAGTATTTACTAGGCATAAGTAACAAAAGTTTCTACTGCGTAGGGCAGAAGGGACAAGAACGTCTGGGTAATTATAGCGGTAAATTTTACCCATGTTCTTCCCCGAAGGGGAACAAATTATTGTATTTTCATATTTAATAGCGTTTTAAGGACTCTCAGAGAGCGAGTAATTTAAGCAGGATAGCATAGTATCTGGGGCGTGCTCCTTCGGAGCAAAGAAAGTTTTATATATTTTCTTCTGTTCTTCACAGAAGACAGCAGGGTAGGGTTATGACCGAACTAGCTTTAATCGTCCTGTAAGCGATTGTATGACCTGTTAAAGCTGAAATAAAAAAGTTTCCCTGCGGGACTGGAAAGGATTGGCTCGCTTCGCTCGCAAGAGGTAAGGGGACCCATTCAACTTTTTCGTTTCGTTTTTTTATTTTCAAACCCAAGGTGGGGCGGTGCAGGGTACGGCTATAAACTACTAATACCAATACCATAATTTCTATCAAACCAGTAACCGCCTACATAATAAATAATATTTTTATTTTTTTTTACTTTACTTTTAGTATAACTTATAATATAATAAATTAAGTTAAACAAAAAGGAGCGTAATAATGAAAGCTAATTGGGAAGATTTTGATAAAGAAACTTTAAAAAGAATGGGCATTAAAAAGCCAAGAGTGAAAACTTTTACAGCGGAAAAAGAAAGACAGTACGCTATTAAAGTTTTAAATGTCATACATGATATTAAACAAGGGGAAAGAGCAAGAGTTTTAAAAAGAGCTATTTCCATGAATAATGTGTAGGAGAATATAATGGAAAAATTACAAAAAATAAGTTCACCTTGGGAAGTTAAAAGACCTATTAAAGAAAGAATAAAACTAATACAAGACCAAGCATATAATGTATCTGGCAAACATATATCACATAAAGAAGCTAAGAAATTAGTTCAACATATGATGCAAGCTACACATTATAAAAATGATAAGTATCAAGTTTATGTAGCTAGTAAAGAAGAAACAGATAATATGTGTTTAACGGAGCAATTTAAAAATATGGGTATAACATATCTATCTATTAAAAGATTAGATTTAGAACCCATACATGATTGGCGAGATTTACAAGAAATAAAAAACCAAATATGTGGCAAAGATAGAGAAGGTTTAGAACTATATCCTGCTGAAGATAGAGTAGTTGATACAGCTAATCAATATCACATGTTTGTATTTGGAAAAGGACATGGAATACCTTTAGGATTTATGAAAGGGTTTAAATCAGAAGTAGAATATAATAATAATGGCATGATTTCTAAACAAAGAAAGTTGACATAAAGTAATTTATTATGTTAAATAAATTTTATGGATATTGAATTAATGAAACCTAGTTCTTTAAAGAACTATGAAAACAACCCTCGTATAAATAAAACAGCTATTGCAAAAATTAAGCAAAGCATTAAAGAATATGGCTTCCGACAACCTATAGTCGTAGATGAAGATATGATAATATTAGCAGGGCATACTCGTTTGGCAGCTTCTATAGAATTGCAACTTAAACAAGTGCCAGTTCATATAGCTAAAGGATTAAGTGAAGCGCAAAAAAAAGCGTTTCGTATTATGGATAATAAATCTGCAGAATTTGCAATATGGGATAAAGCGTTATTAAAAGATGAGTTGTTAGCAATAGCTGATTTAGATTTTGATATGACAGCGACAGGGTTTGATTTAAGCGATATTAATAAATTAACAGCAGATGCATTATTAAATTTGCCTAATGAAAATGATGATGATGATTTGCTTTTAGAAGATGAAAGTGTTGATAATTTTCAACCTAGCAACGTGCGATTATTTCAATTATTTTTTAATACCGAAACAGAAAAAATTTTTAGAGAAATGTGCAGGCAATTACAAGAATACTATCATTTAGATAATATATCTGACACAGTATATAAAGTTATTGAAGATGCCAACAAAAGTATTAAAAGTTAAAGCGAAAGGTTCTTTTCAAGATTGGCGTAAAAGAGCAGGAACTTTCGTAGAAAAAGAAGAAATACAACATATTATTGATTATGATTGTGATGCTTATGATGAAAAAGGCAATCCTTTATTTTTTTTTCGTAAAAATGCAATATCAGCAGAATTATGTAGAACTGCACATTTAGCATTACGCAAAGCAGCAACAGGAACTAATAACAGAGGAGACGCAGCAGGTTTTCATAATGCTTTAGAAAATACTAGCATTAAAGGTGATAGAGTAAACGTAGGGAAAGTGCAAAAAAGGTTTACAGTAGTAAAAAAAGACGGAACGTTAGATAGAGTTGCTAGAGCTAATCATGTTAATAGCGGAATAATTGGTTATTTTGATAGAAATGTAAGGTTTCCATTTTGCAGGTTAACAGCGTGGACAGAACAAAATTTACGCAAATTTGAAAAAGCAAGACCATATATTCAAGCAATATCTGATGAATTTAAAAAAGCATCACCAGATAAATGGCAAGCACAAAATGAAATAGCATTAAAAACTAATAAAGATTTTATAATTAAAGATACTGTATTTACAACAGTAACAGTGAATAAAAATTTTAGGACAGCTATACATACAGATGCAGGAGATTATGAAAAAGGTTTAGGAAATATAGCAGTTTTGCAAGTAGGAGATTATAATGGAGGTGAAACTTGTTTGCCAAGATATGGTGTAGGGTTCAACGTAAGAAATACTGATGTATGCTTTTTTAACGTACATGAATGGCACGGAAATTTGCCAATTACTGCTAAAAAACCTTATGAACGAATTAGTTTAGTTTGTTATTATAGAAAAAATATGTCTAAATGTGGCAGTAAAGATGAAGAATTAGAGATTGTTAAACGTAGAAAAAATTTTAAAGGATTAAATAAATGAAAATTTATATACCAACTTTAGGAAGAGTTGATAACCAAATAACTATTAAATCTATTCCAAATAATTTATTAGATAAAACTTATTTAGTCTGTAGCGAAAAAGAAGCTCCTTTATTAAAAAAAATACATGATAATTTAATTATATGCCCTAAAGAAATAAATGGAATAGGAAAAGTAAGGCAGTATATAATTGACAAATCAACAGAACCTTATTTGTTATTTTTAGATGATGATTTAATGTTTTTAAAAAGAGAAAATAATTCAAAAAAATTAAAACCTATAGATAAAACGGAATTTACAGCATTATATAATTGGTTTATGCAAAAACTAAATGAAGGTTACCCAATGGTTGGTTTATCAGCTAGACAAGGAAATCATTTATCATATCCAGAAAAAGAAATATATTTATCTAGAATATTTACAGTTTACGCATTAAATACAGAAATATTAAAAAATTTTAATGTAAGATTTGATGAAATGGATTTAATGGAAGATTTTAATGTAGCTCTTAGACTTATAAGGTATGGTTTTAAAACTATTATTAATACAGAATATGCTCATTCTCAAAAAAATTCTAATCAAAAAGGTGGTTGCTCTATATATAGAAATATTGAAACTCAATCAAAAGCAGCTAGATTATTAGTAAAAAAACATAAACCTTTTGTAAAATTAGTTAAGAAAAAAACTGAATCTTGGGAAGGTATGGAAGAAAGAGAAGATGTTATGATATACTGGAAAAAAGCATATAATGGAGGTAAATATGGAAAACATAATTAATTATAAAGGTTTATATATTAGAGATAAAACTTATGACAGACAAATAGTCAATGAAGTTTTTAGGTGCTACGATTGGATGCAACCTGAAAATGAAATAGTGTTAGATGTAGGAGCTTGTTTTGGTGCTTATTCTGTTTTAGCTTCACAACAAAATGCTAAAGCTATTTATTGCTATGAACCAGAAATAAATAATTATAATTTATGTGTAGAAAATGTTAAAAATTATAAAAATATAACTGCTTTTAATAGTGCTTTAGTTAATAATGATGAAAAAGAAATAAGTTTTTATTTAACAAACGGAATAAACAAAGGTAATTTTTCTACAACTTCTTTTAGAGGAAGAAAAGAAATTAAAGTTAAAGCAGAAAATTTTGATTATATTTTAGATAAATATAAACCTTCAACAATTAAAATGGATTGCGAAGGTTCCGAATATTTTTTACTACAAAAACCTCTTCCAGAATATGTAAAAAAAATTACTTTAGAAATACACCTTACAAAAAAAGATTGGAGATATGATTTAGCTCCTAGAATAGTAAAAATATTTGATAACTGGAAAATAAAAATAAAACCTAAAATAGGAGAAAAAAATTGGCATACTATAGGAGCTTGGTATAGGAATTAAATAATAAAAACAATAGTTTATTTAAAATAATTCATATTAAATGTAAGGTATTATAATGACAGAAACAGGAAGACCGCAATTTCAACCAACACCAGAAACAGAAAGAATATGCTCTTTAGGAGTAGCATTTGGTTTAACACATGAACAGATAGCAAAATTAGTAGGGTGCAGTCCTAAAACATTAAGGAAACATTTTAGTCATGCTTTGGAAACAGGAAAAGAAAAATTAGTTATGTCACTAGGCACGAAATTATATAGTAAAGCTATGAAAGGTGATACAGTATCGGCAATATTTTTAGCAAAAACCAAAGCAGGTTTTCAAGAAAAAGTTGAGCACGAGGGCATACCTAATGAAATAAGTGTTAGTTTTTCGCTTGACCCACCTAAAGATATGAAGACAATAGAAGCAGAAGTGGTACAAAAAGAAATAAAATAATGCACATTACAATACCTTATACGCCTAGACCATTACAGGCAAAACTGCATCAGAATAATAAAAGATTTAAAATCTGTGTATCGCATAGACGTTGGGGAAAGTCTGTGTATGCTGTTACGGAGTTATTACGAAAAGCATTAGAATTAAAAACAGAAAGAAGTGATGGCAGATTTGCTTATATTGCTCCGTATTATCGACAAGCAAAAGCGGTGGCTTGGGATTATTTGGTATATTATACCAGAGATATTCCAGGGACATATATAAATCAATCAGAATTACGAGTTGATTTATTAAATGGTAGTCGTATTCGATTATATGGTGCTGGAGATGATCCAGATGCTTTGCGTGGTATATTTTTAGATGGTGTAGTGCTAGATGAATATGCGGATATGAGTCCTAGAGTATGGTCAGAAGTTGTAAGACCAGCATTAGCAGATAGAAAAGGTTGGGCAATATTTATTGGAACACCAAAAGGAAGAAATCAATTTTGGCGATTATATGAAGATGCAAAACATGATAAAGATTGGTACAGAGTAATTTATAGAGCATCAGAAACAAAAGTTGTAGACCCAAACGAATTAGAAGCGGCAAGAAAACAAATGGGTGAAGATGAATATATGCAAGAGTTTGAGTGCAGCTGGGCAGCCGCCATTAAAGGTTCTTATTATGGTAATTTAATAATTGAAGCAGAACAAGAAGGTAGAATAACAAAAGTAGAATATGATGAAGCATTACCAGTTCATGTGGCATGGGATTTAGGAATATCAGATAGTTGTGCATTATGGTTTTTCCAAGTAACAATGGGAGAAATACGAGTTATTGATTATTATGAAAGTGGTGGAGTTGGATTAGACCATTATGTTAAAATGATGGAAGAATTGCCTTATAGTTATTATGGCGATGATTATTTACCCCATGATGCCAAAGTACGAGAATTAGGAACTGGGAGGACGAGGGCAGAAACCTTAGTAAAT